CTTTCATAGTTCCCAATACTTTCTGTATTCTCTGTTCTTTCATGCCTTTCAATGTATTCTTCAATCATTCCCACTTCACCGCCTTAATCAACCTCCTAAATTTAATAGGTCTTATATCTTCTCCGAACACTGTGCTTATTAAACCATTCAATCGGAACGCAACTGTCTTTTGCATCTCGTATAAGCATCCTAAACCACGCTTTTTTAAATCTGCTTTTCTTGTAGGCTTTTCTCCAACCATATTCAAACATATTTGTTTCTCCTGTCTAACTCCTGTCATTCCGGTACTTCCCAATCCTCCTATATTCGGAACTAACCGTTCAAAAAAAATCACATGAATTTCAGCTGGTTCACGATCGGATTGAACAGTACGATTTCCCCGCCAACCGCGTCCGCTACCCTCCGCGCGGCGTCCGTGTTCCTCGTCTGCCAGGCGTCGTACTGGCTCGTCGACCAGCGCAGTTCATCCGAATACAGGATCTTCCCAACCAGGTATTTCCTGTTTTTCCGGATGATCAGCACTGTGTGCCGCCTCAGTTCATCCCTCGTCATCCTCGTCATCCTCTTCCTCCCCCGGTTCGTCCGCATTCAACTGCCTGATGGCCATCAGGATCTCCTCCGTCAGTTTGAACCAATCGTACGCACTCAGCAGGATCTGATAGTTCACGCCGCGCAGCAGCATTCCGATACCTTTCACTTTCGTGAATGTTCCGTCTTCCAGCACCCGGCTCCACAGGCTTGCCGCCTGCAGCGGTTCAATTCCGTCAATCAGTTCCGGCCCCGCCGCCATTTTCTTCAGTTCCTGTTCCGTCCGGTATTCCTGCCGGATTCTCTGATCCTGTACGAGCTCCACCGAAACGTCCCCCTGCCGATCCTCCAGGACCTTGATCGGCCCCTGGACCTTCACCACAGGCACCTGCTCCGGAATCGTCTTTGCTGTCTCCACGACGGCCTCCGGCTTCTTCTCCTCCGCCCTGAACGTTGCCGGCAGTTTCGTTTCCATCTCCGGATCCTGCCTGACCGCCGCGTCCCGGATAGCCCTCCATGACGATGACGGATTTCTGCTCCCGATCTTTTTCAGGTATGGCAGCGGATTGCCGCCGTCCAGCGCGATCTGTACCGCCTTCTTTTTCTCTTCCAGTGTGACCTTGTGCATATCTTTTTCTCCTTGCCCCATCATTTCGTATCCGCGCAGGCACTTCCACGAGCAGAAATAGATGTGTTGAAACTGCCCCTTTGGCCTCTTGTATGCCCACCTGTCCGGATGCAGCACCGTGAATATTTTTCCGCAGATCACGCACTTCTTGTCATCCGGATCCCGCCTTTTCTTCATTTCCCGTCACCCCATCGGCTGCAGGTCCTTCATGGCGATCTGTACCGCGTCCGGTTCCATCATGATCTCCTCCTGCCACGCCGCGATGGACCGCCGCACGCCCTCCGCCTGCAGAGCCTGGCAGAGTCCCTTTAACTCATGGATAACGCTGTCCCATTTGCAGAACTCTTCCTCCGCGCCTTCCAGCGGAATCAGTCCCTCCCGGCGTACGGAACAAACGCGGCGCTTTTTTTCCATTTCCTCAATCGTGATCCTGACCGCTTCCATCCTCGTCATTCTGGATCCACCTCCAGGAATTCCGCCCGGATATATCCGCGGCTTGTGCAGGCCCAATCATCCGCGATGTAAAACACTGTGACCGTTGACCCGTTTTTGATCCATTTCGCGCCATCCACCTGCGGGCCGCCGATCCAGCGCCGGCAGGCCACCCGCCCGTTGCTCGTACATACGTAATTTTCCATGATCGTCCGCGGCTCTTCCGTAACCACAAACCCGGAATAGATCCACCCGGCGCATTCTCCCACGCCGTAGCACCGGATCCACCCGTTCCGGCTCTCTCCGTCCGTTCTGAACCAATCGCCGCTTTCCAGGCGACCGATCTCCGCTCCGTTTGTGCTGGGCGTTGCCCGGACGTTTACATAGTGTCCTTCTCCTGGTTTGCACATGACGTACGCCGTTGAAAGGCAGTCCTCCGCCCCCGCGTTCATCCTGGCCCCGATCAGATACCCGATCACCGCCATGATTATGATCATGCACCCAAATGCCGCTATCTTTTTATGGCTGAATATGCTATACTGTTCCTGATGTTTCATAATCTGAGCATCCTTTCTCAAGCCGTCAGCGTCGCACCGCCGGCGGCTTCTTTCTTTTCCTCCACGCGCATCTTTCTCATGAAATCCCGCGCCATCGTTTTCAGGTCGATTTCCGGCAGAGCCTGGCCGTTTTCCCCGGCATCCACATACAGCGGCACCTTGTCCAGCAGCTCCCCTGTCAGCGGATCCCGCATGGCCGTCTCTCCAACCATGACAAATCTGCTCATGCTCCTGCCTCCTCAAGTTCCACCGCCAGCGCGAAGCCGAGCAGGTCCACGTGGATGATTTTCAGGGATGAAATCTGATAATCCCGCGTGGCCCCCAGCCACTCCGTCCGCCGGATCGCGCCGTCACTGTCCGTCCTCTCCACGAAAATGTGGCATTTCGTCACTTTCCGCAGTTCCTTGATTGTCATGCTTACGCTCCTTTCTTCAGCGCGCAGATTTCGTCCGGCGTCATCCGCAGCACTGTCACGATCGCAAAAAATGTCTCCACGTCAATTTTCTGCTTCCCGCTCAGCATTGCCGAAAGCGCCGTTTCGCTGACGCCGATTTCGTTGGCAAGCCATTTCTGTTTGACCCCTCGGCTGTCGATCGCCGCCTTGAGCATCTCGTGTATCATTTTTTCACCTCCCCCGATAATTGAGCATTGCTCAACTTATACACATTATATTGAGTGGTTCTAAACCTGTCAATACAAAAATTTAGTTATTCTTGATTTTTATCTTTTTGCTTGTTATAATCCCGTCAGAAAGGCAGGTGGTTTCATTGGAAGATATGAAAAAGACAGCCGGTGAAAACCTGAAGAAAATTGCAAAACTGAAAGGCATCCAGAATAAACAGATTGCCGCCTATATGGACGTATCCACAAGCAGCGTTTCCCACTGGTTCAAAGGAGACAACTTCCTTGATATCCAGAACCTGTACAAACTCTGCCTTTATCTCGGCGTGACCCTTGATCAGGTTTTCGGCCTGGCCCCTATCGTGCTCAGTTTCCTGAATCAGGACGAGGAAAAGGTTCTTCTCGCTTACCGTGCCGCCGGATCCGAAACACAGGCCGCCGTCCGCCGCGTTCTTTCCGTTCCTGAACCTAAAAAAGATACGTCATCAAAGGCAAAATAGCCTATATCAATCAAAGGAGTGATTCACCATGAAGCGGGCCGCAGCGCTGCTCCTTTTCTTTGTTGTTCTCTGTTCCTCCGCCTTGGCGTCCGATGCCCCTGACCCGATTGTCGGAACGTGGTACTTGCATTATTCCAGAGACACCACCCCGGATTTCTCCTATTTTGATGATTCATGTTCCCGCCTTGTCTACATCTTCACATTTCATGAAAAAGGCCTTGTCACTCTTCTGATGTCAAAAACAGAAGACGGTAAAACACATCCTTACGAGGGCCTTGTCGGCACATGGAAAAATGATGGTGAAGATTACCTTCTTTCTCTCAACATGGATCATCCCGTGAAATGGTATGCCATGCTGATAGACGGTTTCCTTTTTGTACGTCCTCATGATTCCCCGGATCATCTTCTGCGTTTCAGACCTCTCTGTACATTCTCTCCTGATACTGATTATCTGCAGATCCCGTAAAGGAGGCCGCCATGAATCCCGAATATAAACCGGCTGTCATATATGCCCGTTACAGCAGCTCCTCCCAGACTGAGCAGTCTATCGAAGGACAGCTTCATGACGCCTATGATTTTGCCCAGCGCGAAGGATATACGATCCTCCGCGAATACATCGACCGGGCCCAGACCGGAACGAACGACAACCGGCCATCGTTCCAAAAAATGATCAAAGATGCCGAACGTTCGGATTTTCAGTATATTCTCGTCTGGAAACTTGACCGTTTTGCCCGGAATCGTTATGACAGCGCCGTTCACAAGCATCGTCTTGCCCAGTTCGGCGTCCGCGTTGTCTCCGTGAAGGAAAACATTTCTGATACTCCTGAGGGCGTCATCCTGGAAGGCCTCCTGGAAGCCATGGCGGAATACTATTCCGCTGACCTTTCCCAGAAGATCAGACGCGGACGTCAGGAATCCGTCCGGAAAGGCCTTTTCCCCGGCGGCCCCGTTCCGATCGGTTATACTGTGGAGAACAAGCGCCTCGTTCCCGATCCGCGGACCGCCCCCGTTGTAACGGAGATTTTTACCCGGTATGCCGATGGCGAGCGGATCATCGATATTGTTCACGATCTGAACAACCGCGGCTTCCGGGCCAAGCGTGGCGCCAAATTCATGCGTTCCACCATCGTCCACATCCTTGAAAACAAATCATATACCGGTGATTATTATTTCAACGGAACCATCGTCCGCGGCGCTGTTGATCCGCTGATCGATCTGGAAACCTTTGAACGCGCCCAGGCGAACAAAGAAAAGAACCGCAAAGCGCCCGCGAAAAACCGCACCCCGGAAAGCCCCTGTATCCTCCTTCATAAACTTTATTGCGGCGAATGCGGCCATAAAATGACCGGCGCTTGCGGAAAAACCAAGGCCGGTGTTCAATTCCGGTATTACGGTTGTGACGGTCGTACCCGTTTCCACACACAGTGCGGTATGCACGTCGTGCAACGCAAAGAACTCCACTACGCCGTTTGCCGGATCGTCTCAGATCTGATCCTTTATAAAAACCGCAGGACTCTTGAGGCCCTCGCTGACAGTATCATGGAAGTATACCTTGCCGATCTCGATACATCAGAGCTTGATGTCCTGGAAACTCAGTACCGACAGACGGAACGCGATCTTGACAAGCTCGTTGATTCCCTGATCACCATGCCCGAATCCGTCCGCCCCCGCATTGCCCAGCGTATGGAAGAATTGGAGGCACAAAAAAAAGACCTGGAGATAAAACTGGCAAAAAAACGCGCCGAATGCAGCACAACATTCAGCCACGAAGATTTCGTCAAATATCTCCAGGTCACATTCACGGACATCGAATCAATGGATAATCAAAAGTTCATCATTGACCGGTTTGTGAATTCTGTATATCTGTATAATGATGGCCGTATCGTCGTGTACCTGAATCAGATCCGCGGATTACCCTTCCTTCCCCCGGATGATAGCATTCCAGGCAAAGGAGACGTTAATCGCGCCACTCCCATCACGCCTCCGCCCGGAATCCGCAAATTGGCGCCGTTCTCCCGGTATTCTTCTTTGTACACGTATGCTCCAACGTACGTGTGCAAAGAAGAATACTCCTCGCCCCTTTTATTCTTCCTTCATGGCCGCGTTGGCGTCATAGCCTGGCGATACAGGCTCACAAAATCGGACAGACAGGATCCTGACGAATAACAGCCAGCCTCCGGGATAAAACCCGGAGGCCTTTTCATTCAGTTTTCATCCTCAGGCGGTTTTTCTTTGTTGTAGTTCGCCGTACTGATTCCAAGCAGAGCGCCCAGGAACGCGTCCACCGCCGTGATCGTTCCGACTATCTCCGCCGCGTACGGGAAACCCCAGATTTTCGCCAGCGCGAAATACAGCGTTCCCACCGCCGGCAGCAGGATCAGCGCCACCCACTTCAGTACGTCGTAAACCTTATTGCTCATCCTCATCCTTTTATACCTCCCCAATCAATAGAAGTAGTCGCAGGCGCCGCCGTTCCCGGCTTGCCCGCTGCCTGCGTCTGCGGTGCCGGTGTCTGAGGGCCCAGCGGCAGATCTAAAAATTTCTGTCTAAGGTTGTCCATGACTCCGTTTGCGCCCAGCGCATGGTATTGCACATATACATTTTCCAGGTTCGCCCTGTCATCCTCGTCGGCCCAGCCTTGATTCCGGTAATACTTGTATCCCTGTATCAGCCGGTCCCGCAGCAGCGCCTGCACGCCCCTCTTCACGGCCCGGATCTGCACCCATGTCGTTATGATCACGCCGAGCAGCAGCGCCGGTATTCCTGCTGATTTCACTATGTCCCATACGTTCATTGTTATCAGCCCCTTCCGATCTGTTCAACGATCTGTTCCATGATTGCCTGCAATACAGGCCAGGCCGCTGCCGCCTGCTCTGCGTTCAGCCTGATCGTTACAGTTTCGTCCGGATTGA